GCTGGCCGAGGTTCTGGTTCTGCAGATTGGCGAGCCCGGAATAGCCCTGCAGCGCACCGCCGGCGTTCGCCGTCGAGGCGCCGATGAATGGCTGGAGGTTGCCGACGTACTGCTGCCAATTTTGGTTCGCGAGGTTCGAGGCGAGCCCAGTGATCCCTGCCGCCGTGTTGCCCGAGCCGAGCGCGCCGGTCGACGCCTGATTCCGCATGTAGTTCTGCGTCGCCTGGTCGAGCTGATACTGATAGCCGGGGCTGCCCTGGAAGTTCTGGACAGCCTGCGCGTTGCCTTGCGGCCCGCCGAGGCCGAGCGCATTGCCGTATGCCGTCTGCCCGGCTTGCGTGGTGCCGAGGTTCTGGAGGAACGGCGCCACGCCCTGCGTGTACGACTGCGTACCCTGCTGCAGCCCCTGCTGGAGCAACGGCTGTGCCTGCGCCTGCGCCGTCTGCAGCGCGGTTTGCTGTGCCTGTGCCGCCTTTACGGCGTCGTCAGAAGAGAAGATATCAAATAACGACATTATAGTACCTCTACTTAGTTGGCATCACACGACCCTAATTTGAACGGCATTTCCGTTGCGATAGAAGCCTCCCACCGCAACACCGGCAGTCGCCGCTGCAGCGTCATTTGCAGCGGCTACATTTGCGGTCGCGACCAGCCGCGCAATCGCATCGACACTCGCCAACCACTGAATCCAAGGCCTCGGCACGGCAACCATGCCGCCCTCAAGATCGACCGTGACCAGGGGCACGTGCGGCTGCTGCGGGAGGGGCGTGGGTTTGGTCATTGCCATTACGGCGCCCTCACCGTGGTCGACTGTGTTCCCCCGAGGTGCCCGATGTAGACCGGGTCGGCGATGTCGAGCCGCCAGCGCCGGCCGTGCCGGGTGGCCGTGCCGAGCGAGGTCGCATAGCAGGCGTGGCGCCCGTCGGCCTGCTTGCCGAGCTTGCGCATGATCGGGACCGACCACTTGGTGCCGCCGTCGTCCGACCACGAGATTTCGACGGTCGGATCGACCTGGATCGGATCGAGCCCTGTCGCAATGCCGACGCCCGCCTGAAACTCGAAATCTACCCGCGCCACCCTGGTCCGTACTGGGAAGTCCGCGACCAAGCCGCTCTCGATCCGGCAGATCTGCTGTGCGCCGTATTCGGTGTAGGTGGCGCCGTCGATCGCGCCGATCTTGCCGCTCTGGGTGTCGCCCAAAAGCCACTTGTTGAACGCCAGCGTGCCGCCGATGCCGCGCCAGCGGGTGAACAGGCCGCCGAGCGTGCTCATGCGCTCGTTCCACTTCTGCGATCCGAGGCTGAACTCCCAGGTGAAGCCGGGTCCCGAGATAGTCCAGAACGACTTGCCCTCGTGCGCGTAACAGCCGGCCTCCAGTTGTGTCGGGTCGGCCTTGGCCTGGGTTTGCAGCAGGCGATCGAGGTCCGGTGGCGACACCTTGTCGGGCTGGAGGCCGTTACCGAGCCGGTAGACCCCGCAGTCATCACCGACCCAAAGCAGGTTGCCGAAGCCTTCCTCCCATCCGGCGATCGCGGTGGGCGCGATCAGGCCGCGGTCGAGAACGGCGAGGCGGGAATAGGGAAAGCCCGGAGGCGGGTTCGCCGTATCCGACCAGACCTCGCAGCCCGCGGTCGTGAAAATGAACAGCAAGCCCTTGTGGGCGATGACGCGGATCAGCGCATCCTGGCTCTTGCTTTCTGCTGTGATGAAGCACAGCGGATCGACGCTCGAGGCATTGATGCCGGTGGCGAACACGCGCCGATCGCCGATGCCGAAGAAAAAATAGCCGTCCTGGAAACACACCGAATTGGCGAACGGCAGATCGGCGTCCGGCCAGGCTATAGGAGCTGCGCCCGCTGCAGTCGTAAGGAATGCGCCGTTCTCGGTGACGATCGCCACTTGGCACGTCGGCACCAGATTGTTGCGGGCCATCTGTACTTTTTGGGTGCCCGCGAGCGTGCCAAGATCGGTCACGACGCCAGCGCCATCGACCTTCACCAGCACGCCGTTGAACGCCGCGAACAGGTTGTTGTTGACCAATAGGCTGCCCCGATAGCCTGCATGCGCGGTGGTCGCGAACGTCAGCAGCCCCGGTTGTCGATGCCTGACCGAGCGCCCGTCGACGATCGGCTCGGCCGCGCAATTGATCAGCCGGCCGGCGCCCTCGATCGGATGGCCACCGGGGGCGGTCGAGGTCGGAAACGGGATCTTGGGCGTCGGCATCAATAGTACTCGTTCCGCAGCCGCTCGTAGGTCGGCCGGCCGCGCACGATCTCGCGGATCTGGCTTTCGGCCGTCATCACCGAGGCCGAGAGCTTGTCGAGCTCGTCCTGTTGCAGCCCGAAATTCTGCTTATTGCTGTCAGCCACCAGGATCGCAAGCTGGATGAATATCTCGTCAGGAACGGCGTCCGGGTTCGGGACGTAGACGAGCTCGCGGGCGGCGAGGCTCTTGAGCACCGTGTCGATATCATCGTCGATGATCTTGGCTGTGTCGGCGTCGACCGTCTGTCCGACCGCCGAGATGCCGAGAACGTCGAGTGCCTTTCCGACCAGGTCCGCCCGCGATCTGCTCATCAGTCGCCCTCGACCATCTTGCGGTCATCGTGCGCGATCGGGTCGGCATCCGCACCCGCTGGCGGGACCGGCTCGGCCGTTGGCTTGAACCGCTGAGCCCGCGGGTGGCCTTCGACCTCGAACCAAGGGTTGTTTTTCGCCATCGCGACCAGATCCCTGCGCTTTACCACTTTTGCTTCGCCCGCCTTGAATGTCTCGCCGTCCCAGTTGATCTCGACCGGGTCGCCGTTTTCGAGCGGATGGTAGGTCACCTTGACTTCCTTGGCCTCAGCCTCGTGAACCTTGGGCGGTCGCCCTGGTCCGCGCCGCGGGGCTTCACTGTCTTCATGGATATCGTTCTTGTGGGTGGTCATGTGGTTTTCCTTTTCAGCCAAAAGGACCAGCGGGGTGCTAGGCCCCGCTGGCCAAGTCCCGAGGCGTCACTGATCGCTGTCAGGAATGAACGCGATGACCAGCGTAACATCGCCGGCGCTCGCCGCGCCGCCGGTCGAGGCATATTTCGCGTAGATATCCTGCTCACCGGTGGTTCCAACTACGATCCCAAGGCCGGCGGCCGCCGTGAGCGCGGCATATCCGGCCGCACTCTTGATGTCGGTCGCCGCCAAGATATCGACCCCGCTCGCCGTCGATCCAAGTTGGATCGTGTCGGTGGTGACCGAATTGAACGCCGTGCTCTTATGCAGCGCTATGCTGGTGATGAAGGCCCGCGACGGCAACCGGCCGATTTTAACGCCAGCCGTTAGCGCGGGAACGTTGGCGACCGTGAACCGGTAGCGGAAGAAGTTGATTTGCTGCTCTCCGCTATTACGCGCCGACAGCGTTGGTGGCACGGTCAGTGCAAGGAAGCCGAGGCCGGCGACGGGAACCGCCGCAGACGCTCCGACAGTGAGTGCGAGCAGGCCGATCGTAAGGACGAACGCGGCGCCGATCGCGAGCTTGATGTTTCGAGACATCGCTTTGCCTTTCGGGTTTTGGTTGCGTTATGCGTCGGCGATCGCGGTAACGAACACCGTGGCGATGCCCCATTCTTTCAGGAGGCCGGTGAGGTCTTTTTTCACGATCTTGCCGACGCCGTAGGCCATCTTGATGCCCGCGCCCCGGAAGAACTGATAGTCGTCCTCTTTCAGGAACGTCGGCATCGGCATGCGCCCGTACACCAGCGCAGCCGCCATCTGGCCGCACAGGAAGCACGGCGCGATCTGCACTCCACCGGATCCTGCGGTGCTGTAGAACACCGGAAGGCGCACCGACATTTCGGGGACTTCCCGAATGATGATGCCGTTGTAGAGCAGGTCACCATCCTGGAACAGCGGGTTTTTGTTGATGCCGTCGCCCTCGCGAGCACGCGCGTTGGTGTTCGCGCTGACGATCGTCGTGTCGGCCAGGATGTCGCGGAACGGCTCCTGACCGACGAACAGCACAAAATATTCCCTGCCGTTCGTCAGCTTGTAAGGCCGAATGCGCGGGTTGGCCTTTTTCGCGATGCGCTTGATCTTGG